TGTGTTCCTCATTATCGATTCGTTAACAATAACGATTTAGTTGCTAAAGTACCTCCTGCTATCCTAGGATTTAAGCATGATGGTTTCGAAATGTATTTCAATAGTAAAGAAAACCTTGCCTTAGGTTATACATATTGGCAAGATATGTGGGATCTCGTTAAAGGTTTTGTAACAGCTTGGTCACAATTTAAATTCTTTGATGGTTTGACAGATCACGGCATGGACGGTTATATATATTTAGTGGATCAAAACAAAGAGGAAATTGAAAAATGCCGTGGTTAGTAGTTCTTACACTTAAGTCAATACTATCGTCAATCATCGGTAGTTCATTCTATAACTGGTTTCAAAAGACTAAATTTGGAATCTGGTTCCAGCAATACGTGGACAACAGTCTACAGTATATCGCTAACAAATACGATTTAGAGCTAGCAAAGAAAGATGCTAAGTTCCGTAAACAATATCCTCTGATCCTCGCACGAATTGAAGAACTTGAAAAGAAACTAAAATAACAGTTTACTTTTTTACATTAGTATGATATAATATACTTTCAAATACATTAACAGGATCAACTTATGTCTTTTAACGTCACTAAAAGAGATGGCACGGTGCAACCCTTCGATCTAGAGAAAGTACACAAAGTACTCGAATGGGCGACGGAAGGCATTACTGGTGTCTCTGTATCTGAAATAGAAATCAAAGCAAATATACAATTGTACAACAAAATTCCAGCTTATGATATTCATGAGCTTCTCATTAAGAGTGCAGCAGAACAAATCTGTGAAGCAACACCTAATTATCAGTTTGTAGCAGCACGTCTGATTAACTATAAGATTCGTAAAGAAGTCTATGGTGATTATACGCCATGGTCTCTTAAACGACTCATAATCGAAAATGTAAGTCGTGGAGTATACGACGGCGGAATCATGGAAAACTATGAGCATACAGAAATCGATGAACTCGACTCATATATTAAACATGACCGTGATAATGATTTTACTTATGCTGGAATGGAACAATTCCGTGGTAAGTATCTAGTACAAAATCGTAAAACAAAAGAGTTATACGAGTCACCTCAGATGTTGTATATGATGGTTGCTTCTACACTCTTTATGAATTATCCAAAAGAAACAAGATTAAAATATGTTAAGGACTACTATGATGCAATTTCTCAATTCTATATCTCTTTGCCTACGCCTATCATGGCTGGAGTTCGGACTTCAACCCGTCAATTCTCTAGCTGTGTTCTTATTGAATCCGGCGATAGCCTCGATTCTATTAACGCAACTTCAACCAGCATCGTAAAATATATCTCTAAGAAAGCAGGTATTGGTATTGGTGCAGGTTCTATTCGAGCTGCTGGTGCTACTGTTGGTGATGGTTCGGTTGTACATACAGGCCTGATTCCATTCCTAAAGTATTTCCAATCGGCTGTAAAGTCTTGTTCTCAAGGTGGCGTTCGTGGTGGTGCAGCTACTGTCTATCTACCAATCTGGCACTATGAATTTGAAGATCTAGTTGTATTGAAAAACAATAAGGGTACTGAAGAAAATCGTGTACGTCACATGGACTATACCTTCCAGCTAAACAAGTTGATGTATGAGCGTCTATTGACTGATGGTAACATTACATTCTTTGATCCACATGATGTTCCTGGTTTATATGAATCGTTCTTCTCAGATCAAGATAGGTTTAAAGAGTTATATGAAAAGTACGAAAGAAAAACATCTATTCGTAAAAAGTCTGTACCAGCAATGGAGGTATTCCAAACTCTATTAGCAGAACGTAAAGATACCGGTAGAGTTTATATAATGAATGTCGATCATGCTAATGAACATGGTGCATTTCATCCAAAGGTTGCTCCAATTAGAATGAGTAATCTATGTTGTGAAATCGATCTACCGACTAAGCCATTGAATGATGTCAATGATCCAAATGGTGAAATTAGTCTATGTACTTTATCAGCTATCAATTGGGGTCTTATTAATGATCCTGCTGATTTTGAAAAGTATTGTAATCTAGCTGTACGTGGGCTTGATGAATTGCTTACATATCAGGATTACCCAATTAAAGCTGCTGAACTTTCTACAATGAATCGTAGACCACTTGGCATTGGTATTATTAATCTTGCATACTTCCTGGCTAAGCGTGGATTAAAGTATGATGAAAGCGCATATGAAACAGTTGATGAATATGCCGAAGCATGGTCATATCATCTTATTAAAGCTTCTGCTGATTTAGCTGCAGAAAAAGGTAAAATAAACAAGAATTATGAGACAAAATATGGCAGTGGAGTTCTTCCAATTGATACATATAAGGATGCTGTAAATACTTTAGTATCACATAAAGAAAGAATGCCATGGGATAGTTTACGTGATCAGTTAAAAGATACAGGTATACGTAATTCTACACTGATGGCTCTTATGCCGGCCGAGACATCTGCACAAATAAGTAATAGTACAAATGGTATTGAACCACCAAGAGCTTTAGTTTCGTACAAACAATCTAAAGATGGTGTAATGGCTCAGGTTGTTCCTGGATACCATCACCTTAAAAATAAGTATGATCTCCTATGGGATCAAGAGTCACCAGATGGTTATCTAAAAATCTGTGCGATTCTTCAAAAGTATATCGATCAAGGCATTAGTGTGAATACATCATACAATCCTGATTTCTTTGAAGACTCAAAGGTACCTATGTCAATAATGGTAACTGATCTAGTGACAGCTTATAAGTTTGGTTTAAAGCAATTGTACTACTTTAATACTTACGATGGTGCAGGGGAAATGAAAGAAGAAGAAGACTGCGAGAGTTGTAAAATATGAGTAGAACAAATGGAACAGAGTCACACCTAACAAAAATGATGTTTTTGGATGATCCAGTTGATATCGCACGATATGACAGTGTCAAATATCCTAACATCGATAAGATCACAGATAAGCAACTTGGTTTCTTTTGGAGACCAGAAGAAGTCGATGTATCAAAAGATAAGAAAGACTTTGATGCATTAGACGAACACGAGCAACACATTTTTACAAGCAATTTAAAGCGACAAATTCTATTAGATTCAGTTCAAGGTAGAGAACCATTGGATGCATTCTTACCAGTGTGTTCATTACCTGAAGTGGAGAATTGGATTACTACATGGGCATTCTTTGAAACAATTCATAGTCGCTCTTATACACATATTATTCGTAACATTTATCCAGATCCTTCTGTGGTATTCGATACGATTATGAATAATAGAGAAATCGTTGATTGCGCAGATGATATATGTAAGTGGTACGATGAACTAATCGATGCACCAAAGGATATATCAAACTATGAACATAAGAAAAGAATTTGGCTAGCTCTTATGAGTGCCAACGCTTTGGAAGGTATTCGATTCTATGTATCGTTTGCATGTTCATGGGCATTTGCTGAATTAAAGAAGATGGAAGGTAATGCAAAGATCATTAAGTTTATCGCAAGAGATGAGAACGTTCACCTTGCTGGTACTACAGTAATGATTAAGAGTTTACTAAAAGAAGACCCTGATTATATCAAGATTCAAGAAGAAACAAAGGAAGAAGTTGAAAAGCTTTTTGTTGATGTAATCGAACAAGAAAAACAGTGGGCTAATTATCTATTTAAAGATGGATCGATGATTGGTTTAAATGAAAAATTATTATGTGATTATGTTGAATTTATTGGCACGAAAAGAATGAGAGCACTTAGCATTCATTCACCATTCCATGTTTCTAAAACAAATCCTTTACCATGGACTGAAAAGTGGATCGGGGGTGGTAACGTACAAGTAGCTCCTCAAGAAACTGAAATCACTTCGTATGTAACAGGCGGTGTAAAGAAGGATATGACAACAGACACATTAGCAGCATTAAGTTTATAGGAGATACAATGAACATCGAAATATACGGCAAAGATAATTGCCCACAATGCGATAGTGCTAAAGCGTTATCAAAGCCTCATGATTATGTTTATAAGAAACTAGGTACAGATTTTACACGTGAACAGCTATTTGAGCAATTTCCAGAAGCAAGAACATTTCCACAGATAAAGATCGATGGTAAAGTTGTTGGTGGTCTTACTGAACTAAAACAACATTTGGGGGCTATGTCATGAGTATAAAACAAATCGATTGCCCTATGTGCTACAATAAGTCACGAGTATCATGTGAAGAAGAAGATCCAAAATATTGTCCAATTTGTGGCGAACCTATCGAAGATCATATTGAAGAGCTAAACTTTGATGACTAGTATATATAATACATGTGGTTATATAATGATAAAGAGTGGATCCCGCCTCAAGACTTTAGTTCTAACGACTATTACGGGTTTGTGTATCTCATAACAAACGAGAAGACAAACCAGAAATATGTCGGTAAGAAGTTCTTTTGGTTTACCAAAACGTTAGGGATAACAAAGACAAGGAAGCGCAGGAAAAAGACCTTAGTTGAATCCGATTGGAAAACATACTATGGTTCAAGTAACATGCTCAATGAAGAAATAAACGACAATGGCTCTGACCATTTAAAACGAGAAATTATTCATTTGTGTAAAACAAAAGGAGAGTGTGCATACATGGAAGCCAAGGAGCAATTTGACAGGGATGTCCTTTTGACAGATGAGTACTACAATGGGTTTATCGGATGCAAGATCGGAGCACCCTCAGTAAAAGGATTAAAAAAATAGTGTACATTCACTATAAACTATGTTATAATATACATTAAATTATAGTAAAGGTTATTCCTGCATGTCAAACGTTTATAAATTTCCCACCGGTGAAAGACTTAACGTCGCCGAAGTAGTAAAACAAACCCTCAGTAAAGAAGAACAAATAGAAATTCAAAAAGAAGAATGCGTAGAATTTGCCCATCATTGCTTTGGGTTGATAGACGATGCAATTCATAACGGCTCTGGGTTGTTTGATAAAATGGATTTCCTTGATATAAGCACCCCCGAAGCGATGGATATGGCAGTAGTTATTAATTTACTTGCTGCTGCTTTTTATCGCTTTAAGGGTATAGAACATCCATTCCAAGATGATCTAGATATTTGTAACCAAAAGCTAGATAGACTCATAACGGATGAACCTTATTCTAAAGGTGAATTGGAAGAAATACAAAAAGAAATAGAAGAACTAATTACAAAGGCGACTGAAGACGATGATACTGATTGATTATAACCAAATTGCATTATCAAATATAATAGTGCAAAAGCTAAATGATGAAAACATGATTCGACATATGATTCTAAACAGTATTCGTATGTACAATAAGAAGTATCGAGATCAGTATGGCCAAATGGTTATTTGTTGTGATGGTATGAATACATGGAGAAAGCAATACTTTCCACAATATAAAGCAGCTCGTAAAAAGAATCGAGATGAACAGTCTGATACTGATTGGCCTGAAATCTTTCGTATTCTAAATCTAGTAAGAGATGAAATCAAAGAGAATCTCCCCTATAAAGTTATTCATCTAGAAGGTTGCGAAGCTGATGATGTAATTGGTGTACTTGCACTTGAAACACAAGAGTTCGGTAAAGACGAGCCAGTTAAGATTATCTCATCTGATAAAGACTTTATTCAATTGCATCGCTTTAAGAATATATCACAATTTAGTCCGATGCAAAAGAAAGAAGTAACTGATAAGAACCCTCACATATATCGATTTAATCATATTATGAAAGGCGATAAAGGCGATGGGATTCCTAATATCAAATCTGCTGATAACGTATTTGTTGAATCGATTAGACAGACACCAATCAGTGCTAAGCAACTACAAGAGTGGCTAGATAATGCTGAGAACTTAAAAGAGGTATTAGGTGATGAGTTATACCGTAACTATCAGCGTAATAAAACTCTTATAGATTTAACAGAAATACCAGAAAGCATCAGTGAATCTATTATAAATACTTTTAATAATAGTAAAAAACCAATGCAAATGAAAGCATTAAACTATTTGATTAAGAAACGATGTAACCTATTGATTGAATGCGTAGAGGAATTTTATAACAATGGCTAGTAATAAAGACTTACAAATATCAACTGTTCTCGAAGATCTTGCTAAAATTAAAACAGCAAAGGCCAAGAAAGAATATCTTATTAAGAACGAATCGCGTCAACTTAAAACCTTTCTAAAAGGTGCTTTTGACAAATCACTCGAATTTAATTTACCTGCAGGCACTCCGCCGTATACACCTAACAAAGATTCTGAATATGGCTTCGGTCGTGTATCATCAGATTTTCGATTCTTTGCAAAAGGATACGAAGGGGATAGGTTAGAAGCTGGTGTCCGCGAAGGTAAATTTATCAAAGTTTTGGAGAGTGTATCTCCAAAAGAAGCAGAGCTTATCATTATGATGAAAGATAAGAAGTTGGTTGGAAAATATAAAGGAGTAACATTAAAATTAGTCTCCGATGCATTCCCAACTCTTATTAAATAAGTGATTCATTAACTAACCGTAACAACTAAGGAGGATCCGAACTTAAATACCTATATGATGATCAATTAAAACTTTATGGAGGGAATAATTCTATATGAGGTTACAAGAGATCGAACGGCTAAAGAAAGATAGGAACAAGGCAACATACTATCGACAGCGGCTGTTAAAGAAAGGAAAGTCAGATAAAGCATTTAAAATGCAAAAGAAGATAGATTATCTTGACGAGTATATTGAGCAATTAAGGTATGCATCATAAGTAAGGAGGTGATAAAATCTACTGTAAACCCTCGAAAGGGGGTTTACTTTTCTTTAAAACTGTGTTATAATATACATTATGAATATATTTATTTTAGATAATGATCCCATCAAAGCCGCACAACTCCAGTGCGATAAACACATCCCTAAAATGGTTGTTGAATCAGCCCAAATGCTATCTACCGTTCATCGAATGATTGATGGTACAATGGAACGTAGGCCTTCTAAATCTGGCTCTATGCTACAGTACTTTAAACTTGATGATCATCGAGAAGACATCTTATACAAAGCAGTGCATATGAATCATCCTTGTACTGTTTGGTCTCGAGAAAACTGTAGTAATTACGATTGGCACTATAAACACTTTATCGCGTTATGTAATGAATATACATATAGGTATGGTAAAACACATGCGAGTGAAACAAAACTAGCGACTGTATTAAAAAATGCACCAAAGAATATTAATCATACAACGAGTAAGAGTCCATTTAAATTAGCAATGGGTTCTAATCCTGAATGTATGTTTGAAGATGCTGTAAAATCTTATCGTGCATTTTACCAAACTAAACAAGCGAGGTTTGCAATGAAGTGGACTAAGCGTAAACAACCGGAGTGGTTTCATGCCATTGTATGATTTCGAAAATATAGAAACTGGTGAAGTAGAAACTAAGATGATGTCTATTTCATCGATGGAAGAATATGTAAAGGATCCTAATATCCGACAAGTACTTGCTGCACCAAAAATTGTAGGTGGTACTAAAAGCACTATTAGTCAGGTGCCAGACGGATTCAACGATATTCTCAAATCAATCAAGAAAAACTCAGACCCTAAACGCTGCACAATAGAGACTAAATAATGAAAGTTAAAATTGGACCTTACCCTGATTATAAATGGTATCATAACTATTTGTTCGAACTATTTGGCTACACCCCAGAACAAACTGTCAACGTAAAGTTAGATAAATGGGATACTTGGTCAATGGATCATACCCTTGCTAAAATCGTTTTGCCTATGCTATATCAACTAGCAAAAACAAAAATTGGATCGCCACACGTTGATGATAAAGATGTACCTGAGGCTTTAAGAAGCTCTGAAGGTGAAGGTGAGCTAATGGTTCATGATCGATGGGATTGGGTTATGTCAGAAATGATATTTTCGTTTGAGACTAAATTAGCAGAAGAGGATTGGCAAGATCAATTCTTCTCTGGAGAGAGTGATCTATATAACGTACCAATACTGTCATCACAAGGTNAAGTCATAGCCTTNGAAATTAAACATGGCCCTGATGATACACTTAAAATTGACTACGATGGCCTACGTGAGTATCAAGAAAGAATTACAAATGGCTTTAGATTGTTTGGTCAATACTACGAAGGATTGTGGGATTAGCAATGGAAGATACGATTAAGCTTGCAGAATATATGCATGAAAAATATCTAGATAATTGTTATGAGCGAGATTCGTATAATTTACCAATCTATACTGAAACAGAGTATCAAGAAAACAATAAAGAATTTTTGACTGATTTGTATATTGCTGAAATAAAAGATCAATCAATTAAAACAATGATTAAGACTTTACAGGTAATGTCTAATGATCAACTATAGCACAAATTGGATGGGTCCAATTGCCACTCGTTGGTATGAAGAACGAGATATTCCGTTTGAGATCAGAGAAACTGCAGGTAAAATACTGCCTAAAACTGAGTACAAACACTTCTTAGAATCGTATTCTTGTGGTCGCATCGACATCTATGGATTGGATGAAGATGAATACTGGGGTGGTAAGTCTGAGTATGGTGTTGGTGTTATGAAAACTGAATCTTGGAACCTACTCTCTGACTATCTTGATGATTATGAATCAA